GATCTTGTTGAGGCATTGGCTATATTTGTAATGAAATCAGCAGGAGTAGAAGTAAAAGATGAGCAGAAAAAAGTTAAACTTAAATTTAAAGAATCAGAAATTGAAGGCAGGCTTGATGTTAAGATTGATGAGAAAGTGTGGGATATTAAAAGTGCATCACCATATTCATTCGATAAAAAGTTTGGAAGTGGGTTTGAAGAAGTTGCAAGAGACGATGCGTTTGGATATGTACCTCAAGGATATCTTTATAGTGAAAGTGAGAAGATGCCTTTTGGTGGATGGATTGTAATTAATAAATCTACAGGTGAGTGGACAGTATGTGAAACTCCTATAGATGATAATGAATACAGAGTTAAAGCGTTAGCTAGTGCAGAAGAAAACATAACAGCTATTGAAAATAAAGTACCATTTAAAAGATGCTTTAAAGATATAGAAGAAACATTCCGTACTAAGAAAACAGGTAATAGAGTTTTGGGCATGGCTTGTACATTTTGCCCATACAAGCTTCCTTGTTGGGGAAGTAAATTGCAATTGTTACCACAACAACAATCGCAAGGCAAGAACCCTAAGTGGGTTTGGTACACTGAAGTAAACAATCCTAAGAAAGAGGAAACTTTTGAATAGAGATTGTAACTTTAACTGGGTGGGGAGTAGTTTTGAGGGGTCTATTTTCCACCCTTGTACTTATGATGCTATACTTTGTATTATATAAAAATAAAAAAGATAAGGACTACAAAATGTTTACAAATGTTTTATTTGGTAATGAAAAGAGTGCAGAAGAATTTGGTAGAAAAAGTATGAAGAGAGGATTTGAACATAAGGTAGTTGAGTATAATGATGACAACTATGAAAGGTATTGGTATAAATGAGAAAGAAAAAGTTCGATGCAGAAAATGCAATAAAAGTTTTAGTTACACCTTGGGATAAAGGCTTTACCTGTGGAATAGTTATGGATAGTAAAGCCGCAATGACAACAGAACAGTATGAGTTATGTTCTACTATTGCAAGAGGCATGATTAAAATGGCAACATCAGACCCTCAGACTACATTTATGTATGGACTACGTGGGTTTGCAGACGATAAGAAAGATAACAAAAAAGATCTAGCTATTAATTCTGTAGCTGAATTTGATAGTGAAGATAATGTTATTGATTTTATTGAATATTTAAAAAACAAACGTGATAAGGAGTTAAACTAATGGCAACACACTTAGTTATAGGAGACCCTCATTGTACTCCAAAGGCAAGCAATGACAGATTTTTATGGGCAGGTAAACTAGCACATGATCTGAAACCAAATACCATAGTATGCATGGGTGACTTTGCAAGTATGGATTCACTATCTAGTTATGATAAAGGTAAGAAATCATTTGAAGGTAGAAGATATAAGAAAGATATAAACCATGTTCATGATGCATTGGAAAAATTTAACAAAGGTCTTAATGGAAGACGACCAAGAAAAATCATGTTACTTGGTAATCATGAAGATAGGATAGATAGAACAGTAGATGAGATACCAGAACTTGAAGGCACAATTAGTACAGACGATTTTAAATTTGAAAAGTTTGGTTGGGAGGTACATGAGTACCAGAAGCCCGTTGTTGTGGATGGTGTATATTACTGCCACAATTATCCTACTGGTGTCATGGGTAAGCCTATCAGTGGTGACAATGTTGCTCGTTCTTTATTAATAAAAAATAAAGTATCTTCTACTGTAGGTCACATACATACATTTGATTATGCTATGTGTGCTCTACCATCTGGTACAGTAAGGAGAAAGTATGGTAAAAGATAAACGTGTCTATCTAAAAAAGATAGATCATAGTAATGATATATCATATGAGAATGAAGTGCAGTTTGATAATGTAAATTCACCTGCACATTATAAACATGGTAAGAAAGAAACAATAGATGTTATTCGTGATTGTATGGAGAATGATGAATATCATGGGTACTTAAAAGGCAATGTCTTGAAGTATGTTTCAAGATATAAATTTAAAGGAGAGCCATTGCAAGATTTAGAAAAGGCACAATGGTATTTAAATAGACTAATAAAGGAGGTCAAAGATGGGGCAAGTTAAACAAGCAATAATAGAAGTAGAAGATTTTGTAGCAGGATGTCTAAAGCAAGGTCGTACTCTAAATCAAACAATAAGAGATGCAAAGGAATCTGTACAGGCTAAGTTCAATCCTTACTTAGATGATGCTGATCTTATTGAGGATAAGTATTATCAATTTAGGGGGCAGGAATGAGAGACGAGTTTCTAGATGCATTGCACGATAAGTACACAGCAGAAATATCTGATGCTAAAGCTAAAGCTAATGTGTATTTAAATAATCCT